GCTAGACCTGCTGTTGCTATCTGTGGTCCTTCACCTGTAGTGCCATCATGTGAGTGTCCAGTTGAACCGTTAAACGCAGCTTGTACCGCATCAAACTCTCCATCAAGGTCTGACGCATTGATCACGTTACCGTCAGCTATATTATTAGGCGTATCATTCCTTGTGTAGCCTGTTCCCATTTCTTATCTCCTAGCGTTAGTAGAATACTGCAGAGTTGCAGCATCGATAGTAAATACAGCGTCTATGGTATCCCCTATAGTTTCATATAAAATAGACACTGTAAAACCTGAACCTATTGTTTGCAATTCGTAGATTGCCTTTTGTTTACCCCCGTAAGAGGATGTTCCATAAATCCCTGCACCGTACGAAATTGATGAAGCTGCAAGGTTTGAAAAAAGTAGTGAATCTGGTTGAATAACATTCTGTTGATCAAAATCAAATTTAAGAGAGTATCTTATGTCTACCTCTCCGTTTACATCCAGATATGTTATACCTTTATATATTGTTTTACGGATAGTAGGATCACCTAAAGGTATGTAAGGGGTAGCAAATGTACCTTGTATCTTTTCTCCGTCAAAACTATTGCCATCTTCCATTCTGTAGATGTAGCCGTCACTTGCACCAAAATAGATAAGTTCAGTACGATCTACATATTCACTGTGTACAACGTAAGCATTTACCCCACGTAAATCATTAAACGATATACCCTCTTGTAATTGTGTGGCCGCAATCCCTTTAGCCGAAGCATTAGTAAAGCCAGTGTTGTAACCAAATAATCTGTATTGACTTTTCTCACGAATAACTGTACTAGAAAAACCATTTGGACTACTCGTAATCAAATCTAGTATTTCATCTTGTACTGGCTTCGATACGGTAGCAAGACTAAAATCACCAAATCTATCGGTAGCAGAAAAAAGTCTTAAACCATCAGGTCCTAGAAATATTATGTCTCCACCAATCTCTTGTATAGTATCTTCAGCAATACAACCTAAATCACGAGAAACTGGTTTTAGTTGAAAATCACCTACACTACTTCCTGCAACTACGTTGATACTGTTTTCACTAAATACAATGAGTTGATCACGAAAAACAATTAACCCTGTAATCGCATCCGCTACGTTTATTATACCACCACCACTCGCACTTGTAAAGTCCGTATCTGCATAAGGAGCAGAAAAAACAAGGTTTTTGCCATTTCCGAGAAAAATGTGGTTCTTAAAGTTAACTGCAAACTTAGAACCTGATGTGTCAGAGGGCAATGAAGTTAGTTGTTCAAACGTAGTTCCATCAAATCGGTAAGGCTTACCTGTTCCATCGACAAGCATAAGTTTTTCTGTACCATCAAAGTCGTACTTCAGAAATCGTACTTTACCTGTGCCACCAACTGTAACACCCCCACTACTGTAGGTTGCGTTGTCACTTACTTGTGTCCATCCTGAACCACTAGACTTGAATAGGTCATCTCCTCGTACGGCATACACTTCGTTACTATAATGGTGTATACCTCTTATAACACCTGTATTCGTTACAGCGTTTGTATCGAACTTAGAGAATCCTTCTACTCTTCTGTATCCACCAAAGATAGATGGTTCAAAGTTACGTAGTATTCTCGCCGATCCGGGTGCTTGAAATCCCTGCTGATACGGAGAAAGGTTGGTTATCAAACCACCTTTAAACTCAAATGAATGTGTTTGCCACCTATCAGGCATTAAACAGCCCTTGCATATACATTTTCATTAACAAGCAAAGTTCTCATTTGCTTCAATCCATCTTCAAACTTACGAGCAGAGATGGTAGCCGACTCAAGATTATCTCTAAACATGTACGAGTGATACATTGCACCATCAACAATAACATGTTTAAAACGGAAAGGTATAGTTGGTACGTCATCATATGTTTCTAAATCTGCAGGAAACATAAAAAATTCATATTCAATTGTGTAAGCTTTATTTGGCATTGGTGCTACAATGATATCACCGTCTTGGGAACGAATAATGTATTCAGGCACTGTTCCTTTTGTAGCATCAGTTTCACCTTCTTGGTCTATGTATTTATCTATGTACTCATCATAGCTCATCTGTTTGAGTCTTCGTGCTTCGTTGAGATCTAGTGAAGCGTTACGTAAGATACGAACAGTATCAAAATCTGTGTACTTTGCATTTTCTGGTAAAGGATATCTTAGCTCGCCTGCAGTAAGAGTTATGTCATCTGTGTTGTGATTGAAGGGCCAACTAAAATGTTTTTGGTTGATGTCACGAATTGCAGAATTAATCGCATCCTTTACTTGGGCATAAAAGCCAGTTGCTGTTGCAAAGTTACTTGATGTTAATTCTGTCTCATTAAGTCGTCTGCAGATTTCATTTGTTAGAGAAAGATAGTTATAAGCCATTAGTTTTTCTCCACGACTCTTATGCGAACTTCTTGTTCACGAATAGTTGCGTCACTGGCAGTCATACGACACACTATTTTGTACGTTGTAAAAGCAGTGCCACTTCCTAAGTATATTGTGGCAACGGTATCTGTGTTGGTACGACTAACAAGTTGCAAGCCATTAACAATTTGGCTATCTGACCAAGTCTGTAGTACCCCATCTGCATCGTAGATTTTCCATACTAATGATGAGATGGTATCTGTATCTAAAGCAGGACCCCAATCAATAGAGTAGTCCAATTGCTCATCAGGATCTTTATCGGGCCATTTAAGCGACATTAGGCTGCCTTTCTTCTTTGAGAAGTTGTTTGTGACGGTAGAACAGTAACAATTCTGTGTGGACTCATTTGCTCTGTCACAATATTTACAACTCTTTGCGAACTTGTTTGTTTAGGTAGAACAGTAACAACGTGTCTTCTGTCAAAAGCTGACGGAGTAAATACAGTAATTACACCTGTTGTTGTTAGTGTGCCTACTGAGAATGTTCCGATTACTCCTGTGATAGTAAATGCGCTACTTAAGGCAAGAGTACCAATACTTCCTGTAGCACTAACGCTATCTAAAACTTCAGTTGGTTTCTCTTCTACTGTGTTTACAGAACCTGTAGCACTTACGCCTACTATTGGAGTACTAATATTTTCTTTTACTGTATTGATCGTGCCTGTCGCAGATACACTTGCTAATTTTTCTACAAGGTTAACAGTTACAGTATTTATAAAACCTGTAGCACTTACACTACCTAGTGCTTCAGTTGGTTTCTCTTCTACAGTGTTTACAAAACCTGTAGCACTTACTCCTGTTATCGGAGTACTGATATTCTCTCTTACAGTATTGACTGTACCTGTAGCAGATACACCTACAACAGAAACTTTAATAAATACATTTACAGTTCCTACTGAGCCTGTAGCACTAACACCTGCAGATATAACTTCACTAATATCAATCTCGAAGCCACCTGCAACTACAGGAGCAATAGTACCTGTAGCAGAAACACCACTAATACTAGCGGTAAGGTTGACTACGCCATATTCAGATGTTCCGTATAGACCTGAACCGTATCGTGCTGACTGTGCTATGATCGCCACAGCCTACTCCTTAAGCAATACGTATTACAGCGTTACTTGCGTCAGCAGCGGGAAATTCAATTGTTAAATCACCTGCAGTAGCAGAAACAGTACCACCAAAATCAATAACAGCAATCGCAGAGTTACTGTTTGCTGTATTATAAATGATACAACCATCTGCAGAAACAGTTACGTCAGTGAAGACTTCGTCGGTAAAATCAACAATGGCAGTAGAACCATCAAGTGAAATAGATGCACCGTCAAGCACTTGACCACCTGCACTGTAATTAGTGCCTGATGCTTCATCTGAATTGCCTGTTACGTCAGAGTAATTGGTTGTACTAGCATTGTATGTACCTGATGGGGATGCTTTAATAAGAGCAATTTTAAGTGAGTCTGTATCTAAATCATGCAGACCACCTAGTAGTTCTGTCTTAAAGCTATTACACATTGCAGTTGTGATAGCCATTTATTTCTCCTTTGGGCTAAATTATAGAGAAGTCTGAAAGAACTCCTCTAGGGATACTGTTATATTTACAGCACTGTTTGCACTTGCAAGACCTCGTATCTTGTCACTACCAATCAAATACAAAGGATAATCTGTAATCTGTAGCAGTGAATTTGCAGGTAGTTCAACAAGTTCAGCTAGTGTATAGAACGTTGTTGATGCTGCATCGTACCAATCTAAACTAAATGTAACCGACGAACTAGAAGCATTATTAACGTATATGCTGTTTACTTCGGTTGTAAATCGTGCAGGCACTGTGTAAATATCTTGGTTGGCTGTTGTTAATTCTAAAGCAACGGTTCTTTTTTTACGTTCAGCCATTTTATTTCTCTTGCTTTATTTTTTCGGACTCGAGTTGTTCTTTGAGTTTACTAACACGTAGATAATCTTCACGTATTCGTTTTAGTCTTGTTGGGTTTCTTAGATACTTGTCTATAGCTTCATTCTGCTTCTGTGTGAGAAATCGAATAGGTTTACCATTAATTGGTATAAGTATCTTTAAATTTTTTTTTTGTTTTAAGTACTTTGTACACTTTCAAGAACTTTTAATTTTCCGTTTGTTTCTACTATGTCTTTTAATGCTTGATCTAATACATTTAATGGAGTATTAGGAGCGTTGAGTAAGCTTTCTGCATTTTCAACTTTTAGTTTATATTGAAACGCTAAAGCTTGTGCGGCTAGGTTCTTCATAGGTGTACTCCTTTTAGGGATTATACAGATAGATTAGCTAGATGTCAATCTCTTTGTATCTTCGTACGCCTTTTTAATTTCTTCTATAGTTCGCTTGCAACCTATGCAGACATTGTCTTTGAGAGTGCAAATACCTACACACGGACTCAAAATCTTCCTACCCACTTGCCTGCTGCCCACGCTAGGAGTCCTGCAAAGAATAGTACAACTATAAAAGCTATTCCATAACCTACGTATTCCATCAACTCTTCTCTACGCTTCTCTTCCATCTTTTCTTGATAGCGTCTAGATTTACGAGCTTCGGCTTGAAAGGCTTGCCAATCTTGCCACAATCCGGGTCTACCTAAATAGATCATCATCTTCTTGAGT